TACCAGGGAACCGAAGAGGCGTGGGTGGCCTCGCTCTTTTCCCGGCTCTCGCTTGTCTGCCGTGCCTCACGCTTTTCGGTCGTGCGGCTCAGCAGCGGCGGTGTCCCGGTGGCGCTGTCGGTCGGTTGCGTGGTGTCGAATATCTCCGTCACCCGCTCCGTCGCCTCATCGGTCGTCGTCGTGGTCTCCCATAGCCGACGGATCTGCTCCTCCACCATCCGCTCGAGCCTCGCGGTGGTGGCCGCGTCAAGGAGGGTCGCTTCCCTGGCCTGTTGCGACTCGGACGATTGCGCCTCCGTGTGGCTTTCCTCCACCGCTTTCTTTTGTGCGGCGCAGCTCGTGGCTAACAGGGCAGTTGTCAGCGTGAGGGCAAGAATTGATTTTCTCGATAGCATTGGTCAGAGTGTCTACTTTTTCCTGCAGCTGAAGCATATCCTTGCGCAGAGGCTCCACCACGAGCTCCATTATCATCTCGATCGCTTTCTTGTCGTTGTCGAGCTCATGCCCCCGCACGTCCGAGAGTGTCTTCTGTACGTCTGCGCGGAGTTGGTCTACCTCGGCCTTGTGCTTCGAGCGCAGGAACACCGCAGTCAGCAGCGCCGACAGCGGGGCGGTGATGATCGCCACTATTCCCGCAAGGATTGTTTCAGTCATTAGGCAGTCAGTTTATATAATCCTGTTTCTTTGAGCCAGTCGCTTACCTCGAAGCTCGGGCACGCCTTTATCCATTCACAGCGTTCCACCGTGCCGTTGCCGTTGAGGTCGGGCGAGTAGTCGCGGTGCCCGCGCACTTTTGCGCCGGGATATTTCTGTAGCAGCTCGCGCACGAGTCTCTCCATCGCGGCCTTCTGAGCCGGGGTGCGCGTGTCCTTGGGCGTCTTGCCGTCCTTGGCGCAGCCGCCGACGTAGCACACCGAGATTGAGTGGGCGTTGTGCCCGGTGGTGTGTGCGCCGGTTACTGACTTGTCGCGCCCGACGTGGATGGAGCCGTCGAGTTCGATGACGTAATGATAGCCGATGTCCTTCCACTTGCGCCCGGCGATGTGCCACGACTTGATGGTGGCCGTCTTCACGTCGCTCCCTTCGGGGGTAGCCGCGCAGTGGATGATGATGTCGGTTATCCGGCGCTTGCTCTGTGCGCTTGCCACGCCGAGAGCCGCCCACGTCTTCGCCCCGACCACACCGTCGGAGGTCAGTCCCTTGGACTTCTGAAAGTCCCTGACCGCCTCCTCGGTGAGCCATCCGAATATTCCGTCGGCCACGAGGTTGAGCTTCTTCTGCAGTTGCTTAACCTCCTCGCCCCGGCTTCCTCGTTTGAGTGTTGTCATTCAGCGTCGGGTTAGGCGGCTTTCGGTGCGCTCACAATGGCGCCCAGACCCTCGGTCTTGGTGGGAAGACATATCGTGTAGGTGCGCATGGAGAAAAGGTTCTCCTGCGTAGTGGGGTTGCTCGCGGCTTCCTGCAGGTAGGTTTTGGTCGAGCCGTTGGCCTTCATGGTGCGCTTGAGCGAGAACGCCACGGAGCTCTGACGGTCGGCCGTCGTGGGAACGGCGCCGTAGGCCAGCTTCTTCTTCGTTGTGGTGTTGAAGTAGGGACACTCGTTGAACTCATAGACCTCGAAGCCGTAGAGACGCGAGATGGCGCCGCTCTCATAGTTGTAATACTGCGCGGCAAACTTCTGATCCTGCTCCAAAAGGTCGGCCACATGGTCGGCGCAGAGCACGAGGATACGTCCCTCGGCGGGGATCTTCGCCTTGTCGAATGCCTTCTTGAGCGCGATGATGTCCGAGCGGGTCAGTCGCTTGCGGTCGTCCACCACTTCGCCCGTGGTGAGCAGAACCGGAGTCTTGGTCTTGTGCTCGGCGGGCGCGATCGAGTGGATTGCGCGGCTGAATTTCGTCTCCGAGAATGCCTCTTTGTGGCGCTCCACCACCGAGGCCATCTTGTCGTAGCCAATGGCGTGGAGTTCATCATCGGTTACGCGGGTCGGCTTCGTCTGGAATTTGTCGAGCTTCACGGCAACGTCTCCGTCCTCAAGCGTCTCGGTCTCGAGGGGATAGGTCGTGTTGTTCACAAGCACCTCGGGGTCGGCGCCGATGTCTACCATGTGGAAGATGTCCTTTTCCACATATTGGTCGTAGCTGCGGATCTTGTTATACCATCCCACTGCGGCTTCGGCGGCGCGAAACGCCTTGATGAGTTCGCCTGTCCACGCCTCGGGGTAGAGTCCGGCGCGGAGTGTGCCTGTAGGGGCGAGCCCGCCCATGAGCGACGTGCCCACGGCGATGCCGTCAAGGGCGAGGGCTCCTGCGGCGGGAGTGGCGCCCACGACAACGCCGAGGGTCGCGCCCATCACGCTTGTGGTCGCCAGGCCGATAATCATGCCCATAAGGGCCAGAAGAAATCTTTTCATTCGTCTTTTGTTGTTGGTTGGTGTTGTTTGTTGCGGTCGGTTCAGAACTCGGGCGCGAAGCCGTAGTGCTCCTTGTAGAGTCGCACGTATTCCTCGCGGTTGTTGTCGCGGAGGTCGGCGAGCTGATCTGCGGTCGCGGTCGCCCATGTCAGATTGACGGCGCTGCCGTTGCCGCCTCCGGCGGGCTTCACGAGGTCGAGGGGCTTCTGAGCGGGTGTCATGTCGGCGAAGAGTGCATTGAGGCCGTCGAGCCCTATCTGCTTGCCGAGGTTGAGATATTTCTCTTTCTTGTCGGCGGTGATGCGGCGATCCTTGATGGCTGTCTCCACCGAGTCGGTGATGCGGGCGAGCCTCATTGTGTCCTTTTCTTCCTGCAGTCTGCCGATTGCGGCTACTGCCTCGTCTTCGGTCGCGCCGGGCGCGAGTCCGAGTTTCAAGAGGATTTTTTCCATGTTGTTGTTTGAATTGTTATTTGGGGTTTGTTCGTCTGTTGTCGGTGCGCTCTCTTTCTCCGGCTCCCCGCCTTTCGATAGCAGGGGCAGATGGTCGCTTTCCTCTCCGGCGGCAAGCGTCAGCAGCTTTCCGTCGTGATAGAGGCCGACCTGCAGCGCGTCATCATTCGAGCCGATGTCTACCACCGATACCTCTATCAGCTTACTCTTGGTTACGGTCGGGCGCGTCTGCCCGGCCATCAGCATCTCCGGCGCCTCGCTCCATTCGAGCACGTCGAGCCCGGCGCTCAGCATTCGCAGTGTCCCGCGATCTCACTTCTTCGAGATGTTGCGCTCGTCTTCCGTGTCGTCGTCAAATTTCGGGGTGCCGTAGAGTATGCCGTTCTCCTCCCGGATATTCGTCATTATGCCGATCGGCATATCCTCTTTGCGCCCGCGTCGGTGCATATAGAGCAGCACGGGGTTCTTCTCATATTGCGAGTAGTCTATCCCCGCCGTTATTACTCGCGAGCCGTAGCTGTTGACTCGCTCCGTTGATATGATCGCTTCTTTCATATTGCTGTGATGTCAGAAAAAATGTCGGCGCGGCTGTTTGGCACTTCACATTGTGAGAACCCTGTGCCGCCGCGCCGACGGGTCGCAAAAGGGGGTTGTGGCGGAGGCGGGAGTCGAACCCGCGACCTCGAGGGAATGAACCTCGCGAGCTACCTGTCTGCTCTACTCCGCGATGTCGTTCACGCCGCAAAATTCCGAATTGTTTAACCCCCTGCAAAACAGAGTGTGAAAACTTTACACTCTATTTTTTCGCCCCGCGCTTTTGTGGCAATTTTGCACTCGAAAAATAACTTAAACCCAACCCCAAACATCATTGCATTATGAATGGCAAACAAGGTTTCATCAGATAAAAAGGAATTTGCGGAGGCCCTTTTCATGCAGGGTATGCCGCAAAATTCCATCGCCGAAAAGGTCGGTGTCTCCGCCAATACCGTCGGCAAATGGGTCAAGGATGGTTGCTGGGGCGAAAAGCGAACAGCGCAGACCCTTACCCGAAAGGAGGTCGTCAACAACGTTCTCCGCTCTCTTAATAAGTTGGCCGTCAAGCTCGGCGAGGCCGACCTAAAGGATGTCGGTGGCCTTTCCGATCAGATCGCCAAGCTCTCGGCTACTATCTCAAAGCTCGACAAGGAGGCCTCCGTCGTTGACTTCATCGAGTGCTTCATGGCCTTTGGCCGTTGGCTCGAGTACCAGGCCGAGACTGACCCCGCTATCACAGCGGAGTTCCGAAAGATGGTCAACAAGTATCAGAACAAGTATATCCTTGAGCTCCTCGGGAGCAAGTTCGCTTAATTTCCGCTTATGGCTCGACACACGGCAAAAGATCGCAAGGAAGCGATTGAGGAATGGAAACAATGGTGTGAGACGGTGCAGACCCGCTCGGTCGTCGCCGTCAAGGAGACACCCGCGCAGAAGGAGAAGCGTATTGCGTGGCTCCTCGCTGATTATGGCCGTTTCTTCAATTACTATCTTGCGCACTATTGCGACGACGAGGAAACCGGGAAGCATACCGACTGCGCTCCCTTTCAGATCAAGGCGGCACACACTCTCCGCGACCACGACAATATTCAGTATGCCGCCCGGTGGGCGCGTGGCCACGCCAAGTCTGTCCATTTCGATGTCGGCATCCCTCTCTATCTGAAGGCGCTCCGCAAGCTCCACCTCATGGTACTTGTCGGCAAAAGCAAGGAAAACGCCGAGACCCTCCTTGGCGACATTCAGGCCGAGTTCGAGTTCAACCAACGATATATCTCCGACTTCGGAACACAGAAGGTCGTCGGATCGTGGGAGACGGGCAAGTTCGTCACCGCCGACGGTAAGGCTTTCTTTGCCCGGGGTCGCGGGCAGTCCCCGCGTGGCCTCCGATATAAGCGCTATCGCCCCGACTATGTCGTGATTGATGACCTTGACGACGACGAGCTTGTAAATAATCCCGACCGTGTCGCCCGGCTCACCAAGTGGGTCAAGGAGGCGCTTTTCGGCACTCTCGACGGTGGCCGTGGCCGCTTCGTCATGGTCGGCAACCTCATCGGCAAAAACTCCGTTCTCGCTAATTTCATGGCCTCCGAGGGCGTGGTCGTTTCCAAGGTCAATGCCATCGACCGCAACGGCAAACCCTCGTGGGCAGCTAAGTGGTCGATTGAGGAGATACGCAAGCAGGAGGCTTTCATGGGTTATATCTCCTTCCAACGCGAGATGATGAACAACCCAATAACCGAGGGCTCCATCTTCCGTAACGATTGGATCCGATATTGCCGCCCGCTCCCGCTCGCCCGCTACGACTATCTCGTATGCTACTGCGACCCCTCCTTTAAGTCTACCACCCGAAACGACTACAAGGCCATCAAGCTATGGGGCAAGACCGGGACTGACCTCCATTGCCTCGCCGCCTTTGTCCGTCAGTGCTCGGTCGCCGAAATGGTCGGGTGGTTCTATGATCTCCACGAGAAGATCACCGCCGCCAATGCTGTCTGCTCCTATTATATAGAGGCAAACTTCCTGCAGCAGATCCTCCTCGACGAGTTTGTCCGCGAGGGCAATGTGCGCGGCTATCAGCTTCCCATCTTTGGCGACAAGCGCAAGAAGCCCGACAAGTTTCAGCGTATCGAGGCTATTTCCCCGCTGTGGGAGCACGGCCACGTCTTCTATAACGAGCGCATGAAAAACGACCCCGATATGCGTGTCGGCATCGACCAGACTCTCTCCTGCGAGCGAGGCATGACAGGACACGACGACGGCCCTGACGCCGACGAGGGTGCCATCTTCATTCTTCAGAATCTCACACGTCAGCAAACTTTCAAACCATCATACGGCAGACGAAAGTCGCCTAAATCTTCTTGGTAATATGAGCATTTTCAAAAACATCAAAGCCTATTTCCGTGCGGTCATCTTCGACTGCCGCCTCCGCCATTGCCGCCGTGAGGCCGACCGCCGCCGTGCCCTCTCCGGGCAGAAGCAACTCGTTATCGTCCTCAACCGCCGTCCCATCGTCGTCAGCAAGCAGCACATTAAGAAGCTCGTCCGCGAGGGTATGTATCGCCGGGGAGTTACCGCCGCCGACATCGAGGCCAAGGCTATTTACCAAACCCTCTGATCCCCTCCGCTATGGCTTTTCTTTCAACCGACGATTACCGCGTCGTTACCTGTCCCGCCGACCTCGAAATCATCTGCCAGTCCTCCGACGAGATCCGGCAGCAGGCCGAGCGCACAGCTATGGAGGAGGTCGCCGGATATGTCCGCACCCGCTATGACATCGACACCGCTTTCTCAAAGTCCGACATCGAGCGTAACCCCCTCCTCGTGCAGCTCACCGTCTGCATAGCCCTGTGGTGGCTCGGGCAATGGTTGCCCGGCATGGTGGGCGGCGAGATGCGGCAGACTCTTTACGACAATGCCATTGCCCGCCTCAAGGATATTCAGAAGGGGAACTTCACTCCCGACTTTCCCGAATATCCCGCCGGGGGAGACCCCGACAGCGGTCTCGGCGGCAATCCTATCCGCTACTCCTCCATGAAAAAGAACGGTTGGGATTGGTAACTGCTAAATATCGTGCAAACGAGCGCAGAAGCAAAATTTATTTTGATTATGCCGAGTGTAGCCGATATTCAGTCTCCATTAAAACCTTGTTTAATCAGCGTTTGAACGATGTTAAAACTTTCGGCGAGAATTGAAATTACAGGCGAGAAAAAGTGGGTCTTCGAGAAGATAACCGCTTGCGAGATCGTGCGCGACAGCGACGCCCTCACCACTACCTGCAAGCTCACTCTCCCCCGAAAGGTGAAATGGCAGGGCGAAACTTCCAACCCGATCCGGCGCGGCGACAAAATCTCCGTGTGGCTCGGCTATGATGATAACCTGCAGCTCGCTTTCTCCGGCTATGTGCTCCGCAAGGGGTTCAAGGCTCCCATCGAGATTTTTTGCGAGGATGAGATGTTTATGCTAAAACAGACTCCCTGCGTCAAGAAGTCATATAAAAACGTCGATATTCAGACGCTGCTTAAAGACCAGAATCTGCCTTACGACATAAAGGTGCTCGGCGAGCAGAACATCGGGCAGTATCGCGCCAATTTTGAAACGGTCGCCGAGCTGCTCGCCCATCTCAAGGAAAACAATATCCGCACCTTCTTCCGTATCGAGGACAATAAGCCCGTGCTTTATTGCGGTGTCCTTTTCGACCACGGCAACGAGATGCGGCAGGTTTTCGCCACCGGGATCAACATCATTTCAGACAGCAGTCTCGACGAGCAGAAGGCCGAGGACGTAAAGATTAAGCTGAAAGTTGTCAGTCTCCAGCCCGACAATAAAAAGAAGATAAAGGTCGAGGTGGGCGACGCCGACGGCGAAAAGCGGACTCTGCACTGCTATGGCAAAACCGAGGCCGAGGCGAAGGCGTGGGGGGAGCAGGAGTTGGAGCGATTGAAACGCGATGGCTTGACTGGGTCTTTTCAGACTTTCGGTCACGTGCTGCTCGATGTGCTCGACGTCATCGGCATCAAGGTCGACGGCGAGCGCAAGGGCAAATATCAAGTCGCTAAAAATACAATCACCTATGGAAGCTCCGGCTTCCGGCAAGACATAACCCTCGGCGCGAGGGCTGCTGAATGAATATACAGAACGCCATAAAACAGCTCGCTCTCGCGGGTTCTGAAATGTATCTGACGGTCTGCACTGTGGACGCCGTTGACGAAAAGGCGCGGACTATCGACTGCACCCCAATCAACGAGGGGGCGCAGATTCTTGGCGTCAATCTGCAGGGCAACCAGGAGCAGGAGATTGGTGTGGTGTCGTTCCCCGCCGTTGGCTCCGACGTTGTGGTGGGGTTCATCAATCCCGCCGTGGCCGTCGTGGTGCTGACAACGGAACTGACTAAGGCCATCCTCACCATTGGAAACACGGAGGCAACCGTCGAGGATAATTCCGTGGTGCTGAAAACGCAGAAGGGATCCGTAACGCTTACCGCCGACAATCTCAAGCTCGACATCGACGGAACCACTCTCGAACTTAAAAAGGGCCTCTCCACTTGGAACAGCGGCTCAGAAACCACCGCCAACGCCACCGAACTGCAAACACAGCTCAACAAGTGCAAAGCGAGAATCGACGGTATTATAAACGCTCTGAAATCTTCGGCTGTCGCTCCACAGGACGGCGGCGCGACATACAAGACAAATATCACTGCCGCTCTCTCAGGCCTTACCGCCGAGGACTACTCCAAAATCATCGACAATAAAATCAAGCATTGAATGGCAAGTAAAAGATACCCCTCTCAACTGAAAACCGTAGAGTCCATACGTCTCGCCGCCCGCGAGAATAACGCCGCAAAGGGTGGCGGCTCCATGCGTAAGCGCAAGAGCCTCGTTATGATGCTCAATCAGCAGACGCAGTCGCTCACAAAGCAGGACGTCGCCCGGTGGCGCCGCGCCTGGGCTATGGCGCTCAACATTGAAAATCCAAAACGCGGTGCCCTTTACTCCATTTATACCGACACCCTCGTCGATTTGCACCTCACGGGCTGTTTTGTCCAGCGTTATCACAAAACGCTCCTCAAGGCTTTTGTCATTGTAGACAAAAACGGCAAAGAGGACAAGGAAACTCTAAAAATATTTAAGAGCAAGTGGTTCCATCATTTTCTTCTCCGCGCCCTTGAGTCTATCGGTTGGGGGCACTCCCTCATTCAGTTGGACGACGTCATCATCGACGCAAACGGAGTGATGAAGTTCTCGGACGTGGAGCTCGTCCCCCGCGAGCACGTCTGCCCGGAATATGGCGTGCTCCTCCGCGACCGCTCCGATTCGCCCGACCAGGGCATTCCCTATCGCGAGGGCGCCTTGGCCGATTGGTGTGTCGAAGTTGGCGACTCCCACGATCTCGGGCTACTCCTCAAGTGCGCCCCGCAGGCCCTCGCCAAAAAGAACATGACAACCTATTGGGACGTGTTCGGCGAGATTTTCGGTATGCCAATGCGCGTCGGAACCACCACCTCGCAGAACCCCGCCGACCGAAAGCAGATAGAGGTCATGCTCGAGGAGATGGGTGCAGCCGGATGGGCGCTGTTCCCGGAGGGCACCACCATCGAAATCAAGGAGTCTTCTCGCGGCGACGCTTATAACGTCTATGACCGCCGAATTGACCGCGCCAACTCCGAGATGTCCAAGGGCGTCCTCGGTCAGACAATGACAATCGACAACGGTTCCTCTCAGTCGCAGTCCGAGACACACCTTGAAGTGTTTGAGAATATATGTGCCGCTGACGCCCGTCTCATTGAGTATGTGGTGAACGACGACCTTATTCCAAAAATGATCCGTCTCGGGTTCCCTCTTGCGGGGCTTACCTTCAAGTGGGACGACGCCGCCTCATACTCGCCCGCTGAGCAGCGCGAGCTTGAGCGCGTCCTGCTTCAATATTTCGACATCGACCCACAGTATTTCGTCGATAAATATAAGATACCTATCAACGGTGTCAAGCAGTCCTCCGGCGGTTTTTTCGAGTAGGGGGTGAGGAGTCCGGCAATACTGACTCCAAGCCCCGCGAAAGCCCAAAGAAGAAAGCCGACAATTACCGCCTTTTCAACCTTGCCGTTTCCGACTTATACAGGCCGGATCTGCTTGCCCTCGCGGGAGGCAATGTCGGGCGCGTCCCCTTCAACCGTGAGGTCTTCGACCGCGCCGTGCGCGAGGTCTTTGCAAAGGGCGGTTTCTCTCCCGAGATGTTGGCCGACCCCGAGGTCGCTCCGCTTATCGAGGAAACCTACAACGCCCTCAACGGCGCCATCGACACGGCCATTAAGACCGAGACGCCCCCGGAGCTCACCGCCGCGTTGCAAAACAACACATTCATCTTCTCCGGCTTCAAGACTTACCATTCACTCTCCGAGGTCGGTCTTGCGCTGACAGATGCCGATGGCAAGGTTAAATCTTTTGAGGTGTTCCGGCGCGATGTGGAGGCCATCGACAAAAAGTATAACACAAACTATCTTTATGCCGAATACAACCACGCGCTCCACACCTCGCAGATGGCCGTCAAGTGGCACGACTTTATGGCCGACGGCGACCGCTACAACCTGCAGTACCGCACCGCCGGAGATGAGCGCGTCCGCTCCGAGCACGCCGCCCTCGACAACACCACGCTCCCTCCTTCCGACGAGTTCTGGAAGTTCTATCTCCCGCCCAACGGGTGGAACTGCCGTTGCACCGTCGAGCAAGTGCTGCGCGATGATTACCCCATGTCCGACCCTGCCGTTGCCAAGGCGGCGGGCGACGCTTGCACCGACGACCCGAAGTCCCGGATCTTCCGCTACAACGCCGGACAGGAGATGACGATTTTTCCAAAGAAGCATCCCTATCTTCCCAAAGGCTGCGGCAACTGCGGAGGCGGTCTGACTCTCGCCTATGATCCCAAGCGCGAGAAGTGCCGCGTCTGCCGGGTTGTTAGCGAACAGGCACGAAAGGCTGAGGCCAAACGGTTGTACGACCGCCTCTCCAAAGATAGCAAATACAGAGGCGTGGAATATGATCCCATCTCCGGGGGCCTCTCGGCTACCCATGTCGGCCATAATACAACCTCTAATAACTCCGAGGTGCTGCGGTGGGGTATGACAGGCGCAGACTTGGAGAATGAGGTGCAGAGGCTTCTTTTCCAAAGCGGCCATATCGCGGTGCTGTGCGACGAGAGCAAGCGCAAGGCGAAGCAGACTCTCCCGGCTCTTGATATGCAGCTCGACGGCGTGATGATGGATATTCGGTCGGTTACGAAGAAAAAACAGCATTACGGCTCTCACCTCAAGGCCAAGAACAGGCAGCTCGCCCGCTACAATGCCCGTTCCGATGTCAGAGTCCCCGCTGATACCGTCTGCCTCTATTTCCACGACGGCTCGATGTATCACCCGAGCAAGATTACCGTCGGCGCTCGTTGGCTGAAAAAGCAGACCTCTCACGTTTGTGTGCGCCATGTCGTCTGCGTGATCCGAAAGGATGACGGCTCAATCGAAATCCGCCGACATGACATATAGGCATAAAAAAAGCCCGCAGCGCGGGCAAGTCGCCTCCTCACCGAAGTGACCCACAGAGGCGACCTATGGGATTGCAAAGTTAATAACTTTTTCTTTTATAACAAACTCAAAACCCAATTTTTCAACACAATGGACGAAAAAATTACAATCACCGCCGAGTTCTCTCAAACTGACGTCGCTGCTGCGCTCCTCTGTCTCGGCGAGGAGCTCACTCCCGAGATTTGGGAGCAGATAAAGGCCGCGCCTTCAAAAATCGACTTCTCGAAGATAGAGGACAAGGCAGAGCGTATGCAGGTCAAGCTCGGCCTCATTTGCCTCCTTTTCGGCAATCTCGCCGACTGATGCCCCGGAATATTTACGACGAAATCCTGCGCGACGCCCGCGTCAAGCTCACGGAGATGTTCAACAACAATTTCCGTGAGCAGGGCTTCTTTGGCCAAAAGTGGGTCGCCACCAAGGTAAGCAAGGTCAACAGGCGAGGAGCCGGATCTATCCTCATCGTAACGGGTGCCATGCGCCGCTCAATCCGCTCTATGGTGCGCGGTATGGCCGTCGTCTTTACTTCCAATTTCCCTTACACCGCGCTCCATAACGAGGGCGGCAATTTCTCCGTCACCGTCCGAGCCCATTCCCGCACCAATCGTAAGACAGGGAACACCTGCACCGTCCGTTCCCATTCCCGGCGAATGTCCATGCCGCAGCGTCAGTTCATCGGCGACCACGAGAAGGTGCAGCAGGCCCTCGGCGACATCGTTTATAAAAACCTCCAAGAGTTCTCCCAAAGACTCGCGGATAATTTCAACAGAAGATGAGATTACGCCTTTTCAGCGACATAGAGGCCCGCCTGTCGCGTGTTCGCCTCGTGGATAAGGAATTTATCTACTGCCGACCCGAAAGCGCCACAATCGCAAAATTACCCGGCTCCCCGGCCATCAACCACGTCGGCCTGTGGAACGAGAACACCACGCGACTCACGCAGCTGCGACCCCTCAAGCCCCCCGCCGTCTTCATCGAGTTCTATCCCGTCACTTGGGGCGAGCTTGGACGCAACGCCGTACATGGTAATATGGTCATCCGCCTCCATATCGTAACCGCCACCCTCGCGCAGACCGACACCCCTTATCGGGATGAAGCCCTCCACCGGTTCCGGCTGATCCGTGCCATAAAGGCCGCTTTCGTCAATTTCGGCGGCGCCGCCGACGCCCAGGGACGCAGCTTTTCCCGGTTCCGTTATTCCGGCTCCTCCACCGACCACAACCACGAGCAGGTATGCGAGGACTTGGAGGAGTGGACTACCCACTGCGTCGATTGCTCAGCAACCATCGACAACGGCTATATCCTCACGCCACACAACGTCACCCTCGACACGGGCGACATCTTCGCCGACGCCTTCGGCGAGGAGATGGTATAGACGCAACACCGCCCGCAGCTTCTGTCGTCTGCGGGCGGTATCGCCTTAGTCTATGTCGTCAAAGAGTGATGGCTGCTCGTCCTGTGGCTCCTTGTAGCCCTCGAGCCCGCGCCTCAGATAACTGAGGAATGTGTGGTAACACATGGGGTAAACCGGGAACACATAATGCCTCCACACCTGCTTGTAGCACTTCGCGAGGTTCCCCCTCTCGTAGTGTTGCCGGGTGATGTCGCAGACGTGTTGTATGCGCAAGAGTGTATTTTTGTGAGGTTTTGTCGCCATGTTAGGAATTTAACCACTATCTTTGCAACACGTTCCACGGTGTCGCTCGTCGTATGGTCAAATCCTGCGGCGGGCGTCTCTGCTTTCATGCGTTTCCGGCCTTTTCGTATGGCTCGACGGTTACCGAACCCTCGATGTGTTTTCTCACTAATCCCGAGCCGCCGCAGATGGGGCATTTTACTTTGTGGCCGCCGTTGAGGCTCTCGACCTCTACCTTGCCCTCGGCCTTGCAGTTGCGGCACACCTCTATGGTGTTCCGGGTGAACTCTGTGCGCTTTTCCATATCTTTAGCCCTCGGTTTTCGGCTCTACATAGAAGGTCTCTTTCTGAACCACCGTGATGTGACAGGCTTCCATCACTTCCTGGCATTCCTCAAGCTCGCGCTCGGCGAGAAGTTTGTCCTTGGCAACCTCCTCCACGGTGCGGATGTAGGCTGTGCCTTGCAGCTTGAGCAGTTCGAGGATCCCCGCCCACGTCATTCCCTTACCGGGCTTGAGCTGCGGGTTGCCGATGCGGAACCCGATGGTGCCGTGCGTGGTCTCCATGCTCTTGCGCTTGCTGAATTGCTCCTCGCGGTTCTCGGTGGCGAATGCCTGCAAGCGCTCGAATGCCTCATCTTTCTCGGTGTCGAGGTCGGCGAGCTGCTGTGCATACTTCTCGCGGATGGCTGAGAGCTTGCCGTCCATCTCGGCGGTCAGGGCGCGTTGCTTGGCGTCGGCCACGGCATAGACGTGCATCGCTTCTTCCATCTCCTCGCGGGTGATACCGCTGATGATTGTCTTTTTCTTTCGTGCCATTTCTGAATGGGTTTTAAAGGGTGATTAACTATGGTTTATTTTCCGTTTGATAGCTTGACCGGGAACACGTCCATGATGGGCGTCTCTGTTACCCCGGCGATCTTGTAGTCAACCATAAGGTTGATTTCGCTCTTGAAGCCCGAGATGGCTTCCTCGATGTCGTTGGCCTCGACCATGTAGTCGTGGGGTGCGAGCTTCTCCGCGCCTGTCTTCTCGTCGATCGAGATTATCATTGCGCGGACTTTATACCACCATCCGCCGCTCGCCGACGGGAAGACCTCCGCGATCTTCGCTTTCTTCACCGCCTTCACCTCGAAACTGCCGATGATGTGCGACTCCATCTCCTTGGTGATGCGTTCCTCGGCCTCGGCGAACGATATGGCGTCCACAAGATAGGCCTCCGTTACTTTCTTCACTGCTCCGTTTTCCATGATCTTGTCATAGCGGAGCTTGGTTTCAATCCATTGTACCATTGTTGTTATTTTTAAGGGTTATCGTTTTATTATTTTATTCTTGTCGTATGGCTCCTCGGTTATCTCAAACCACTCGATGTCGGGTTCCTTGAGTCCGAAAAATTCTATTACCTGGGCGCGGGTCTTGGAGCCGATATATTCCGGGGTGACTATCCGCCCGGTCGTGCGCTCCTTGGCGCGGATTCTGTAATGGATTTGTGGAGCCATCTTATTCGTTGTCTAAGTTGAAGTCCGGGACATACTCCGCGAGGTTCGCCGAGTCCTCCGCCCACATTGCGAGTTCGCGCATGAGCTCCACATATTCCGGCGTGGACAGCTCCGCCGTCTCCTCTTTTATTCTCTGCTTGATCTGATTTATAAGGCTCATATCTCTTTATTTTATGGGATGCTGTTCTCGTCAATAGTTCATGAAAGAGTTGTCTATTATCTCCTCCCAATTTTCATGTCGGCCTAACGCATTTGCGAGGGCTACCTTGGTCAGAATACCCTTGAAAGCGGAAATCATGCAAGCCTTCTGTATTAGGAGGGCAGACACGGCTTTGCCGTATTCCACGACCTCGACAACATTGCCGCTATTATCAATGCAGACCTTTTTAGCCGCATTTAATTCGTCTCTTGCTGAGCTCATATTCCTATCAGTTTAGCAGGTTGTTGTCCTCCTTTCCGAACCGCGCCTCGTAGGCTATCTGCCCAGCCACCTCGTTTACGGCCTTGGCGTCCTTCTGTCGTTTCAGAAACATATTGTAGAGCGTCGTCAGTCGGTCATAGGAAATCTGATTGAACTTCTCGGTCTTGGCGGCGCGGCAGGCAATGCCTTTGATGTAGTCCACACCCTCGTTGCCCTTGCCTATCAGCCGGAGCCAACCGCCGATGGCGGCTATCACGCGCTTGCGCATTTTGTCCCGCTTGGCGTCCTCCGGGTTCAAGATGTCGTTGAGCTTGTCGCAGAGTTCCAAGAGTTCTGCGTTGGTGAGGTCTTTGCTGCTTTCCACGCCGTAGCCCGATATGAGGGCGAGCTTCATTTCCGCGTCCATGTTGAGCCTGGTGCAGAGTGTGTGGAATTTCCGCAGTAGCCATTTCTGCTGTTGTGCCGTTATAGTTGCCATAATATCTCGTTATTTATCGTTGTCGATGATTTGGGCGTAATACCTGGCCGCGCCCTCCGGCCATATCACGAACTCAGCCCCGCCGCCCTCGGCGGTCGCAAAGCGGGTCGTGGGGAATGCCTTGAAACCCTCCACGCGAAGTTTCACCTCCGAGAGCTTGCGGACGTGCCGGGCTACTGCCGGATAGGGTTTGCCTCCCTCCTCGTGCGCGATGAAGATGAACAGCTTGTTGGGGAACTCGTCCATCAGCGAGGCAAAGGTGGCGCGGGTGAAGCCTACCAACGCCGTGATGGAGTCTATCACCACCACCTGCGGGCTTTTCCGCTTGCGCAGCCGCTCCCGCAGCGCCGGGATCTGCTCCTTGTCTAAGATGATGACCTTGTTGCCGAGGTCGCCCATGTTCGCGTCGTTCCACGAGTTCTGAAAGCTCAGCGAGTAGCCCTGCTCGATGGTGTCGTAGGCCACCCGCTCAACAAACCGCGACAGATAGGCCAGCAACTGGAGCGCGAAATGCGTCTTGCCGCTCCCGCTCTCCCCGAAGATGATCCACGCGCCCCGGAGCTCCGGCTTGCCTATCGTCGCAAGCCACGGCCCCCCGAAGTCCGCCACCGCGAACTTCGCGTCGCACATGTTCTTGTTGCTTAATGCCCGTGCCATTATATCGCTGGTTAATCGGCACTTAATCAGTTGCCCCGGCTTTCAGCTTTAGGGCGCACACAAGGCGTTTCACGCGCCGCAGGTCGTTGTCGGCGTCCTCGATTATCCTCTCTATCTCCCGGCGGTCTTCGAGCCCGTTGGCCACGCATACGGCCTTGATGTCGCCCCGGTTCACCACGGGCATCGGGATGAACTTCCGCCCTATGCGCGAGTATATCTCCTTGTAGCCCTTGCGGTTGTTGTTGGCCCCGCGCTCGATGCGCTTCTTGAGGTACTGGGTCGCGCAGAGCACTATCCCCACGGTGTCCTCCAGCTTGTTGTAGATCGTGATGAAGAAGTGCAGCACCTGGTCGCTCAGCTTGTCGGCCTCGTCCATCACTATCAGGACCCCCTCGCGGCGCTTGAGCTGCCTTATGGCCTCGCGCACCATGTCGGCAACCGTCGTGCCGCCCGGCTCTACTCCGAGGCTTTGCAGCAGTTCACCGAGAAACTCCTTGCGGTTCCAATATTCCGAGCAGCTGAGCGCGATCACGCCCCGGTTCTGTTCGGCGTAGGTCTTTATCGCCTGACTCTTGCCGCAGCCCGCGTCGCCCACAACGGCCATTACGAGGGAGTGCTGTTGCGCGTCGGTCAGAACCTGCGTCATACGGGCGTAGCCCTCGGTCTGAACCACCGTCCATCGGCGCGGGTCGTAGCCTATCTGGTTGGCAACCGTCCGCCACATGTCGTCGGCTATCAGTTCCCACTTGCCGTTGAGCATCTGGCTCACGGTCGCCGCGCTGACGCCCCGCAGGGATTTCGCGGCGGCGTTTTGGCTTTCCTTGCTCTCCACATACGCCCTAAGTTTGGCGGTTATGGCTTCTTTTTCTGTCTGTTTCATTTCCTTTATTAGTGTTTAGTATAAGTCTCTTGTCGATGTGGCCACGCCTGCCCCCGCGCTCTCCTCGTAGGCCGTCTCCTCGGCGACCTCCGTATATTCGAGGCGGTATTGGCTCTTGCGGTCTTTATTCTGACCCCGGCTGTCGGTCAGTACCCCGGTGACGTAGGGGTTGTGGAGGTCGGGGTGCTGTAGCAGGCTCTCCCTTACGGTCCCGGTCGCTGCTGCGTCGTGCTCTATCACCATCCGCCTTAGGTCGTTGTTGAAGTCGCGGACGCGCTGCAGCTCCTCCGCGTCGCCGGGACGGCGGTCGGCCAAGGCCATCGGCTGCTGATACTTCTCCTCGAGCAGGAACCGCAGGTCGCCTTCGTCGCTCACCGCCAAGACCTCGTGCATATTCTCGGGGTCGAACTTCACGTTCCAGCGCAGGTGCGCGTATTTCCTGAATTCGAGGTCAAAGCTGTCGTAGGTGTGCCGCTCGCCGAGGAGTCTTACATTGAGGCCGCTTCCCTCCAAGGCGTTTTTAAACCCGGTCTCCTGCCCGAAGTTCAGCAGGTAGCTCTCGGTCGTCATAGGCAGAAGGCGGTCGGCGGGGATCTTGCCGTACCCGGCGACGTAGGCCTCACGCTTGGCGGCGCGTTCCGAGGCGATGATCCAATCTATCTGCTTGCGAACCTCTGCCTCCTCGGGGATCTGTCCCTTGTGGGCGTTCAGCCATTCGAGGTTGGGCTGGCTCTCCTTGCGCGAGGTGATGCCGTAGCCGCTCCAATTCCCGGAGCACTTCTTGGCGTATTTGTGGTTGAGGCGCTTGAAATACGGCTCTATCACCTTGGCCTTGGCGTTGCCTACCTGCGCCGGGGTTACATACTCGGCTATGCCGTAGGTCGGGAGCATGACCTTGATTTGGTAATTGTCGCTCTGTATCTGCACCGGGCGCAGACGTTGCCCGAATAATTCTGCCGTATGGTTCACGGCGTTGCGGAGTGCCGCCTTGATAAGCTCGGGGCTTTCCTGCGGCCCTGTGGCGTAACCTATCGGGTACTTGTTGAAGGGGTCGAGCACGACCACCACCGTCATGCGGTTGCAGTAGGTCGTCCGGCCGCCGCGCTTCCCCTCGGTGTGCTTCTTGTAGTAAAGCTCCACCGTCCATCCATCGAGCGTCCAATACAGCATCGGCGCCGTCGGGGCGAACCTCTTGACCTGCATGGCGCGGGTGTTCATAAATTCCTTTGCGCCGTAGCGTCCGGCGTCTACTGCCCAGCCATAGCGCTGCGCCCAGTTCCATACCGTCCGGCGATCGATTGTCTTCCATCCCAATGCCACGCAGACCGTGTTGTAGTAATCGGCCACTTCCTGGCAGTCGGGGTTGGTGTGATAGCTGATGAACTTTGTAATGAGTGCCACCTGCTCGGGGGTCGCAACCCTCGCGGCGTTCTTGTTGCGGAACTTGCCGCTGATCAACACCTCGTAATGGGGCTCGCCGCCTTTGAAAAACTCTTGATATTTGCGCTGTAATACCCTCGGGTTCTCGGGGAGGCTGTGGGGGTAGATGTCGGCCACGCGGGGAAGGTGCGCCGCTACCGCTGCCCAAAAATCACTCATTTTCACCCGTCGGCTCTTGCCGACCTTCCGCTGCTCGGCGGCGGCTTCCATGAGCCGCGCCCGGCAGGCGTTCAGTATCGAGGCCGAGTTAGTGTATTGCATTCGCTTCTCGTGGCTCAGTCCCCGCGCCCCGTCTATGCTGACCATCTCGTAGTATGACGCTGCTGCTTGGTCTATCACGATGGTGTCAATGAATGCCCGTGCCTGGGCTTGCGCCTCCGGGTCAACATAGCGCCGCTTCACCTCCGCCCGGTATTTCGCGGGAAGACTCTCCACGGCGTAAAGCGCGGGAGTACCATAACAAGCCCGCTGAACCCGCACCACCTTATCGCGGCGGCGGAGATTTTTCAGAACATCGACCGTCATTATTCCGTCGGTCAGTTCTGCGTGGCTTATGCAGAGCGTGTTATTGAGATACTCCATATTTTTTGTAATTTTGTAGCCGTTAATTCTTTAATCGCTATGATGTACGTCAGATTTTATTGCGGCCTCCGCACTCCTCTTGATGAGGATATAGACGCTTTACAAGAGCTGTCAAATTTTCGACTTGGTATAGAAGATTGTCTACGAGAGCTGGGTCGTGTTTGCGTGTTTGAATGGGAGTGGCATGATCCAATTGTCGAGCCACCCTCTCCGTATCTCGCACAGCCTTCCGAAGCTGCGCCGGAAGAAGCCTATATGCAGCTTGATGTTGAGATGCAGTATTTCCGGCTTGAACACGCCTTGCTGCGGGTTGAGCTGTTGAAGTCGCTGATGGAAAACTTATGCTACAAACAAGGCATATATCCATCTTTTGAGTATCATCTTGACGAAGACCCCGATTGATTTGGCGGTTGCGCTTTCCCATACCTCAGAGCGACTGCGCCACCTCCTGTATGGCCATTAGTTCTGAAATTTTCGGGCTGTCCCATTGTCCCTTTACCTCGCCGCGCCTGTCGCGGATCACTACAAGCCCGGTCGTAAGGTTGCCCTCCAATGTCGCCCCGTTCTCGAAGGTCTGAACCATATAGCGGCTCATGCCCTTATCGGCGTCGGCGCGGTTCGTGATGTAGATGGTCTCGAACTCCGGCGCGAGAACCATCTGAGGGTTGCCGCGCTCTATCGCTACCTTGCGGATCTTTTTGTGCAGGAGGTTGTTCTTGCGGTACTTTACGGCCTCATAAACCGTGACGTCGCTGCATCCGAACAGCTTCATCAGATACTTGCGCTCGTCCGGTGTTACTACAATGATTCTTTTACGTTCCATCTTTATTTGAGTTTTGTGAGTTGGTTACTGATTGAGGCTATCTGCTCCTCCAAGATGCCGAGCACCCGGCAGACTGTCCCGTATTCTTTGCTTGAGGCGCGGTCGTATTCCGTCGTCAGCCGCATTTCCATGAAGTCGGCAACGCCCGAAATAGAGTCGTGCGCGTTGATAAGGTTGCGCTTCACGCCCTTGAGGGACTCTTTGATTTCGTCGGTGGTCATCATTTGCTGAAATATTCTGCGGCGGATGCCAGGCCCTCGATCTCGGTGATTAGTTCCTGCTCGGTTTGAAGATTTAGCAGGTGCGCGTGGTTCGCCATCTGATTTGTGCTGTTGCGCGTCAAGCTGCCGCTTACGATGGCGTTACCCTTGCGCACCGCTATGGCGAGGAGCCATGCCGAAAGCTCGGTTGCCTCGTCTCTCTCATTCATCGCGTCCAAGAGCGCGTTGTAGAAGGCGCGGCGTTTCTGTTCCTTGAACATTGTCTCCGCGTTCCACTCGAAGAAGCGGAGATAGTCTTCGTTCATTTCCTTGGTCAGACCCTCTATGCGGTGGTCGATGATCCGAAGGGTTCTTGCGATCTGGTCTTTTACGGCCTCTATCGCGGTGGGTTTTGTTGGGTTCTGTGCCATATTTCCTATATTAGTTTGCTGTTATGTCGCCGATTTTTCGTAATTTTGACGGCTGTTAGTTTTCTAACTCGCTGCAAAGTTAGTACACATTTTGTTTACTACCAAATTTTGAGGCGAAAAAAATACACAGAATGAAAACTTTTTCATCTAACGACATATTAGACCGCTTAAAGACCGCATTATCAATATCAAGCGATAAAGACTTAGGAGACGCCCTCGGTGTTTCCAAAGCCGCCGTATCAAATTGGAGAAAACGCAACTCCATTGATCTTGAACGTGTGTTTTCAGTTTGTGAACACATAAATCTCGATTGGCTCATCACCGGGAGAGGTAGAATGGGGGTAGAGTCAAACGAGCCCCCGGTAGAGCGTTCTAATTCTGAGTTGATGGATAGAATTGTGTCGCAGGCCGAGGAAATTGGAAGACTGAAAGAGCGCAATGCCCAACTTGAACGCGAGAACATGGAGCTCCGCTCTATTTCCAATCGCAACTTCACCCCCCAAGAGGTGGAGCAGGTCTTCGTCGAGCCGGATGCCGTGCAAAAGGTCTGATCCCAGGTCTGCCACCCTTTTGCCTCAACTGACCGACCTCTCCCGAGGCCGTTTTTTAATGCTTTTCAATTATTTTTGAGGGTATTTTGCCCTATTTGTGCCAATACATCACTATATATCTGCAACTTAAACGCTTAAATACCTCACGCAAAACCCCGTTTTTCGTGGTATTAAAGGGGGGTCTATCTTTGAAAATCGCCCGTTTTTTGCCCGTGCTATGTCCTTATAGGGGTGTTTATCGCCGTTTAAGTGATACCGAGATGACACCCCAACACACACTCCAACACACCCTCCAACCCGATTTCCGACCCGATTCTCGGCTTGAACGACGAGTGCCGGGCTCCCGCCGGATCAACCCTCGACGGCACCGTTCAAACGGCGTTTAATAGGCGGCTAACCATCGCTCAAACGGCTTTTAATCGACCGCCGCTCAGCCCCGCCCGGCATGACCCCGCACAACGCCCGCAAACGGCTCGATTTCCGCGTGTTTAGCCGCGCCGCGACATTCTACCGTCCGGCAATCTGAACGCCGCCACACGCCACGAAACGGCCTCATGCAGACACACGGGCAAAATAAAAGGCCGTGCCACAAGCACGACCGCAGTCAATCCAACTTCAACCCAACCAACCCTCCAACCTCACGCGCTCAAAATCCAAGCAAAATCCAAGTAAATGTACTTTTCGTTTTGTCGGTCATCTTCCCGCCTCAGACCCTCAACCCATTGATATATCGGCGCTTCCCGCCATCTCGACTTCCCTCAACATTGCACTTTTCGTTTTTCCGCCCATAATGGAGGAAATTATACGTGCGGCAAAATGCGGCGGAGGCCGCACCGTTTCCGATGCGGCCTCCGGGGGTTGAAGGTCTGTGTTTACTTACCGGCGATGACGCGGGTGGTGCGGGTGGTGCCGTCGGGGTAGCGGCTCAGGCGGATGTAGGGCTGGCCGGGGAGGAGAGTGGCGGCGGGTACTTCGAGGCCGGCGGGGGTGAAGTAGCGCATCTGTACGGGCGTTTCGGCGTCTATGCCGTCCACACCCACCGTCTTGTCGATGGCGATGAGGTAGTCGCGCTTGTGAGAGCCGCAGGTGGCGGTGAGGCGGACGGTGCCGGTGAAGGCGTCGTTGGTGACGTGCATGCGGGTGCCGTCGGGGCGGATGGCTGTGTTGTCGGCCGTCCAGACGATGCCTGCGGGGCATCCGGC